TGGTGCTGACTGCTCCAAACATTTAGAGGTGTTATATAGTAGTAAGTTTCCCGTTCTAGGTTCTCCTGTATATCGGAGGATGGTAGTGAGAATATATAAATTAACTCATTACGTAAGGGGTAATTGCAGAAGTTGGGGAAGTAGGGTTTTGCAAAACCGGTAGATCTATAAGTACCTCCTTTTACTTTCTTAAACACTACGGTACCTATACCGTTCCATCCCCCGGCATCTGTGAAGTACTTGCTAGTTGTATCAAGTACTATATCACTAACTACTGCTGTTTCAAACTTCACTTATTATTATTATCTTCTAACCTGTTAACTTCCTGCATCAGTTGTTCTATCTCTTCTTCTGAGATCAATAGAGTTTCTTCAGCGGATCCTTGAGTATTTAAAATCCTCTGTATAATGGTCGCCATTTTAATCAAATGATCGTCGTTTTTTATACCGGCATCTAAATACTCTCGTATTAAAGGTACTATTATTGTAGCATCCCCTGTATCTTGTATTAGAGGTTGGAGTTCTCTAATCATAGCAGTTATTTGCTTACTCTTCTTTTTTTGATTAGTATAGATTTCCTCTAATATGTCGGAGAATTTCTTATCTTTAAAAACTAGCTTATCTAGACTCATATAATATAAATATGAAGTATACAGATTTAGAAACCTGTATATCCGTTCTCTAAGTAGAATATGTAATGTTTCTTGTAAATAGCACCTAAGATTTTAGCGATTTTAGTAATTTTAGAAGTTTTAACATCAGTCATCTCTCTTATGTAGATGTATAGTGCTTTTTTATTAAATAAAGCTATATCTTCTCTTTTTCTAAATAGTTCTAGTATTGCATCTGCTACCTTAGCGTGTTCTATTTTAGGGAAGAGTTCGTATATGTTGTTTGAACAGTATTCAATATACTCGTTCATAAACTTAGTTAAGTCATCTTCTCGCTGGAGTAGTAGATTTTCTGGTGTATTTTCTTCTGTATCTAGAGGTTCTCCGTATGCGTATTGATTATCTTCCTGCTCTACATGTAAGTCATCGAGAGAGACCATTTCTAACCTCTTCTTATAGTTTTTTTGGTTAGAGGCTATTAGGTATCTTTTAGCTATAGTTCCAAAATAGGAGTATGCTTTAGCTCCGTTAGTGGCGTCAAACTTATGTAGTTTTGTTAAGAGGAAGGTGATAACTTCATGCTGAAGGTCTTCTAAATTAGATTCCTCTGTATAGTAGAATCTAAAAGTATGTATTAAGTTTTGAGTTAGTTTAAAGAAAGGGTAATGTATCTCTTTTTGGTATATCTCATTTTTTTTCTCTATATCCTCCGTCTCGTTATAGCGGTTTATAGCGAGTTCTGTTTCATGTGTGAAATAGTTGTTAGACTTCTTCTTTCTCTTCTTCTTCTCCATCGATTAATTTAAAGTTAGTTAATCCCTTTTGCATCCCTTTTACTTCTTGAAAAAACCAACCTATTTCGTCATCACTTTCAAACGTACCTTTTACATCTAGTTTAGTTAATTTTTCATCCATATAAGTAATAGTTTTAGATAAACTGTCTAGATAGGTAAGATACTTTACTAAAATATCTTCTTGTTTCTCGTTCTTATGCAGCATATTCCATGCTATGTATACAAGTATTAAATTTAAAAGTATACTTCCGATTAATATATAGGTTGTAGTTGTTAATATCATATCATTCGTCGAAGAAGTTTGTCATTATGTCTTTTAAACCATCACTCTTTACATTACCTAATGCTTTAGTCTTAGCTTTAGCTTGTGCCTGTACTTTAGGGGCTGCGGTGAAGTTTTTGGATACATCTCTGGTAGGTGCATTTATATGTTTTTCTACCTCTGCAGCTAAGAAATCCGCTTGGTGTAGTATAAACATAATTACAGATTTAGGACGGCTTTCCGGTATTCTTGATATGAAGTACCCTTTATTAGCGTCATCATATAATCCGTCGTGGGATCTGATAGCTAACATTTCGTTCATAGTGTATGATATACCGGCTTCTTGTAATAAGAAGAGGGATCTATCTGGGATTGTCATAAATCCAACCTCTGCATTATAGGAGTAGTGTTCTCCTAGGTTTTTCTTTCTCCAATCATTAGTTGAAGGTATATAAAGATCGTTATTAGAATCCCCTACCTTGCCTAAATCATGATTGATTGCAGAAAATACCAATTCTTCTACAGTAAAGGTAGTCATATCTGCACCGAATTTTTCCCACATACCTCTAACTTCTAATGCAGCGTCAACCACTCTATTGACATGCTCTACATAGCCTCCTGGGAAGCAGTTATGGTAATTAACGTTTGCAGCAGCAGGCATTAATACAAACCTATCGGATTGATTTTTATAGAATTCGAGAAGTTTCTCTTTTCGTGGTGATGAGATGTGGGTTTCTATATTATTAAGAAACTTATCCCAATTACTGCTTATTTGTTCTGCATTTAAATTCATAACTATAATATACGAAGAATATTATCAATCTGCAACTTCGTTACTTGTAATCGGTTCTATGGAAATAACTCCTCTAAGGTCTTCTAAACGCTCTTCTACTCGATCTAGTACCTCTATATAAGTCTTTAAAGGTTCTTGTCTCTGTACGATTGTTCGTAGAATCTTTAAATCGTTTTCTATATACTGTATTTTAGTATTTGCTTGATATCTATACTTCATTAGTTTTCCGGACTTTTTAGCCGTATTAATAAAGTAATAGTTTTTTACTTAGAAGGCAACTTATTTAGAGAAAAAATAGTATAATCTAACACCTCTTTAATAAAGCCGCATTTCTCATATTCTTCACTATTTTCAAAATACTTCATAGCTTTTAGAGCAGCTTTCTCAAATTCTGGGTTTGTATATGTAAGAAGGTACTCTAAATGTTCAGGGGTATGTATGTTTAATGCCGAAAGGTAACTAAAGGCTTGAGTAAATGTTAGGAAGGTACTCATCTCTTTAATGTTTTCCTGTGTCTCTTCATCTACATTTAGATTTTGAACTATTATTTGAAGAGTGATATCATCTTCTCTGTTAATTAACTTATGAAACATACCTAGATAGAAGGCGGGGTGGTTGTGAAAAGATTCAATATTATCTGTATAGTTGGTTTTCGTTGCTTCAGTAGCATCAGAGAACATTGAAAATATTTTATCTAAATCCATTCTAATATAAATAGAAAAAGCCTTACATTTCTGCAAGGCTTATAATCTTATAGGGTTTACCTTGTGTAGGTGTAAGATAATACTTACTTCCTTATTAGGCAAATTATTTTACTCTTCGTCTCCGAATATGATAGTTTTATTAAAGTAGGTGATTGTATTTGCTAATTGACGAGTTAGTTTCTCATCTCCTAATTCCTTAGCAGCTTCATAAGCATCAACTAATTGACTAAATACCTCTTTATTATCCGGTTCTTCAGAGGGAGTAGACATATCCACATCTACATCCATATCCATAGATGTTTCTGGTGTTTCTATTTCATCTTCTACTTCAATTTCTTCATCTCCTTCTTCTTCTTTAAGAGCTTCCTTACCTTTTAATGCTTTTAACTTATCTTGTGCTTTTTGAGATAGAACTGCTACTGCTGGAAGTCCTAATATTCCGCTTAGTAGAGCCATTGCAGTCTCTAGGTCTGATGCGTTCATAGAAACTTCGTTTGTAAGGTCTTTCTTCTCTTCATGCTCTCCATCGTAAAACTCATCTTCCATTTCGTCTGCTATCTCTCCTTCTAACGCTACAGCGCTACTATGATCTGCTGCTGTATGGTACTCTTTCGTTAATTCGTTAGCGAGGTGAGAGATTATATCTTCAACATCCATTTCTTCGTCTTGTAAGAAGTCGTTAATTAAATTAACACCGGTGTTTATGAACTTAGCTTTCATTGGGATATTTAATAAACCTTCGATTCGATCTGCTACTTCCGGATCTAAGGATTGATGATTTTCTTCCATCTTGTGATCATCGTCATGCATCTTTTCTTCCATTTTATGGTCTTTGTCATGCATTTTCTCTTCCATTTTATGATCATCGTCGTGCATCTCTTCTTCCATTGAGTGCTTCTTCTTACCTTCGTAGAGATTAGTATAGAATTCGTTCTTACTCTTCTTAACGAACTTTTGTAAATTGAAATTATCCATTTTTATATAGTATTTGTTAATAAATAGGTGTAAATTTACCTTTAGTAGTTGTTAGTGAAGTTGTTTTTAAAAGCTTTAAAGCGAGTTTCAAGTTCATTTAAGTTTTTATCGGTTTTTTCTTGAAGTTGCTGGGTGGCTTTTTCGAGGTTGGCGTTTTGAAGGGCGAAAAGCTTGTCGTAACGTTGTTCTAGAAGTTTTACCCGTGTGTGACTCTCGATTTGCTCCTTAATTATACGGTTTTCAAGACTTTTTATCAGTTTTTGTTGCTGTCTTATGAAATATATGCCGATAGGCAGGGAAATTAACAAGATTCCTACAGTAAACGCTAAAATTAACTCCGTCATACTACTTATTTTAGGTTTTTACGTACTTTTGCTCTTCTATAATTACCAATCAACTCAAGAGACATGTGGATTATACCGATACATGCAAATATAGTGAGTAGTTCTAT